GTATTATAAGTATAAGCGTCAGCAGAATACTCTAAACCCTTAATGCCTACATTACCATTATTTTGTAAACTTAAACCAACACATATATAATTATTTGCACTTAGACCTAATCCACTGTGCGTAACTTGAAATATATCTCCAATAGCCAATTCTTGTGCTTCACTTGTTGCCACAAAATTAAGCTGTAATCCTGCTCTTGATCTCTTTAAAACTAGTTCAGCCATATCTTCTGCTTGGTATGGACTAACAGTACAAGGCATAGACATTTCAAAATGCAATTCCTCATCATTATCATTAGCTAACATAGTTGCGTATTTAAAGGCACTACCAACATTAGTTTCATCACTTGGCGGATAGATTGCTTCATCAGGTTGAAAGTTTTTTTCAGCGTTATCAAACCTAGCAATAACTCTATTATATCTTTTTTGTTTAGTTTCACCTTGTGCTTGTATACCTGAAACAATCATATCTTCGGTTATAGATAAAACGCTTGAGCCTGTACCCTCTACTTTAATCGTGTATAAGCCACCACTAAAAGTAAAGAAAGCCCTCATAGATGATAATACTTTTTTTACATTATCAATTATTTTAGTCTTGTTACCTAAAGCTGTATGACATTCAAATAGTTTCTCCGTACTAGCACCTGTATATGGTGTAACATTAGTATCACAAGTATTTTGAGCCGCAGTAAATGCTGTGATATTTATATCACTTGCAGATAATCCTTTACCATAACGAGTTGATGTTAAGTAATCATACAAAACCAATGCAGGGTTTGCAGAGTATGCATAACTTGATCCACTTAAATCAGTAAGAATTTGTTTACCTCTTATAACAAAGTTAATCTTAGGAATAGAGTTAAAAGCGTCTGAGTTATATTTTAACTTAAATACTGCGTGTGCTATGCCTTTACCTGCGTGTGCCGAAGTCCAACCTAATGAACTTACTTCACTTAAACCTGTTAATCCACTTGCATTTAATCCATCATCTGTACCATTAAAAAAAGCAAAGTTAGTTAAATAGTGTGTAGTATCTACATCTTCAACAGTTTCTATTCCTTGATAAACAGGGTGGTCAGTTTCAATAGATAAACCTGATGTATTAGTTGGAACAGAGGTACTTGCACTAGCCAAGCTAGAAACAGTTTGTGCTGTGCCATAAGTTGAATCTGAGCCAGTGTAAGTAGCATATAAAACATCATCAATATATAACTCGGTAAATCTAGCAACTTGTCCCTCACATAAAGCAATAACCATATATAAAAATTGATTATCAGGTGATACTGCTAACCATACAATATTACCACCAACTCTACGAGTTCCATAAATAACAGGCAAAGAATCATTAGAGTTTCTTTTATTAACCATTAAGCCATCGCCATTAAGCATAGCCTCGAAGTCAGGCATATCAGGTATATCAGGGATTAACCAACCAAATAGAAAGTCTATAGTTTCGTCTATAATGTCATCTATAAAATCTAAGCCATCATCTATTATATCTTCAATATCATCAATAATATCATCACACATTTAAACACCATATCCATATTTAAAGCCAACACGCCTAAAATCGTGATCGGCAAAAAGTTTATCTCTAGCAGGAATTTCTTTCCCATCTAAAGTATTAAGCATACAAGCCATTAATTTTTTATCGGCTATTGCTTTAAAAGCCTTTAATAACATACTAGCAGTTTCAGGTGTTCTGTGTTCTTTGTTAATCCAAAAACCCATTTCTGTAAGATATTTAGTATCACTAAACCACCATTCAACTATTGCACCACAAACACTACCAACTATTTCTTTGTCGTGTATTAAAACAATAACAGTTCCGTCATTAATCATTTTTAAACCATACTTACTAGCTTTCATTAAATTTAATGCAGGAAAAACCATATCAGCTTCTTCTGTCATTTGTTTAACAAACTTCTGTAAATCAACAATGTTATCTTTAGTAGCTAATGCAACTTTATAATTACTGTTCGTCAATCTTTTTACCCCATTCAATATCTACCATCATAGCATTAGAAAATTCAAAAAACTTATCACCACTAAATATTTGTTGTTGTGAATTGTTATTAGTTCTTCTGCCTCGTTTCATTTCAAAGTTAGCCCAATGATTAGCAACATTTACTGAAATTTTACTTGTTGTCATAGTTTCATTAATTCCATAACCTGATATGTAACCTAAAAATATTGTATAAGGATTAGTAATTAAAGCACCTGCGTCAGTTAAATAACCTCTTATAATTTTAACAGGTCTATGCATATGCTCATTGTTTAAAAATAAACTAATAAAGGTTTGACTTGCACCCTCAAGAGAAAAATTAACTGTACTTGTAGAAACTGTACTTGATTCCGTTATTGTGGGAATAGTTAATAAGTCTGCTCCTGCTGTGTAAGTATTGCCATCAAAGACAAGATCAAAATAAGCTGTCGTTCTATAATATATCGTACTACCAATAGTAAACTGAATTAAATGTACTTGATCTAAATGGTCAGTTGCTAATTCTGTTTTAAGGGTAGAGTGTAAACCTCTTGACATTATATAACCTCAATAAAATCTAATTCGTATCTATAAAATGCGTCTTGTCCTACTGTAAACTCTTGTACATCATTTTTCAATGCTACTGTAAATGGAACACTATCATAAGTAACTGCTTCGTTATTAGCTAATGCAGTAGTTAATGGTGGCTCTATCGTTACAGTTGCCGCATTACTTGATGATGTTACATCACTTATAACCATATAAACTTTAGTATGACCTGCAAACTTTATAAAATCTCCTGCTTTAAATCTTCCTGCACCATCAGCACCAAAAGCGTCCATAGCTATTGTCGTGTCAGCTACAGCGTGTACTCCATTTACTAATACTGATCCTGTTTCTGTTCCTAGTGAATCATCTATAATTGGTGGCGTATAAGTAAATGATTCTTTACGCCCTCGTTGTGCAGTAATAAACGCAAAGATAGGTGCAAAACTTGCTCTCGTCATTGGCGGAAATGATACTTGCATTTCCCATCTTTGATTTTGTAATTGTCTAGCTTGTCTACGACCACTAATAGAGGTTGAAACAATAGTTGTTTGATTGCTCTTAATATTAATGCCATTAGATATTGGACTTGTAGGAAATGTACCACTCATACTAGAGCCGCCTGACCTTTATTATTTAAAGCTGAGTTAATCATATTTACAATCTGTCCTCGTCTTGTATCTAGTAGATTTCCAAATGATTGTGCGTCTACTGTGGTTATATTAAAGTTTACTGTTGCACCACCACCACCAAGTTGATGATTAGGCGTAACTGATCCTGCGGTGTTAGGTGTAAAGAGTTCAGGACCCTTTTCTCCAACTAAGAATGGACTGTTTGGTAGCCTAGATCCACCAAACTGTGCAGGTGGTTGTTGTGAAGCTATTGCCGCAATTTGTACCGCACCCATAGCACCTATCGCTATAGCTAATGGTATTCCTACTGGACCAAGTTTTAATGCACTTGTGATACCTGTTGCAGTATTCATTATTGCTTCACCAATATTTAATGCTTGGTTTAATCTAAACATTGCTTTGTTATGTTTAGCACCCTCAGATAACGCAGTTCTGAAACCCTCTTTAGTCATTTTTTCTCTTTGTTCTTGCGTCAATTCTTCAAAGTCTAATTCTTTAAATTTAATATCTTTAAAGTTTGATAAGTTTCTTTCAAAATCTGAAGTTTTCTTTTCTTCTGCTTCTTGTTGTTTCTTAGTTGCATTTTCTAATAATTGGTCAAAAGTTAAAACTTTCTCACCTGCTATTTGACACGCATTACCAATATCAGTATAGCCTAATGCAATAGTATTTAATGATTCACTTACTTCTTCATTAGTTGCAATGGTTTCGTGTTGTCTTAATCTAAACTGTTCTTGTTGGTGAGCATAAAATTCAGTTGAATCACCTAATTCATCAAAACCTTTCATTAATCCATTAACAGTTTTGTTTACTGCTGTAAAAGTAATACCTAAAGTAACTCCTATTGCCGCTACTGCCGCAATATTTCCATAAGAAATTTGCAATGCAGTTGCTAACAAAACAACTGATCTATAAAGTTCTAATGTTCCTTTTGCAATAGATACAAAAACTGCAACCATTTTCAAAGCAATTATAGCTGAAAATATCCTAGCTACATTATCTGCATTTCTTGATAAAAAACCCATTGAATCCTCAATAGCTTTAACTGCATTTGCTAACCCTACTCCAATAGAGATTGCTATAGCGTCAATCTTACCTTTATTAACTTCTAAATTTTTATTTAAATCACCAAATACACGCTTTAATTCTGTAAAGAAAGTTTGGTTAATAGTTTGTCTAAATTGAAATAATTTATCACCTATCATTGACAAAGTACCTGCGAATGTACCTGCTAATGCGTCTGTTGCACCACCGAATCTACCACCTGCACCAAATACTTCTTCAAACTTTTTAATAGTATCTTCAATAGAAACAGTCGCACCCTGTTTAAAGCCGAGCATATCTCGGACACCTTTTTCTCTAAATACATCTGCCGCAGCAATACCACCACTAAAGGCTCTTTGAATTTGACTGGCAGTAGTTTGAAAATCTAAACCTGTTACTGCCGCAACATTACCTGTAATTTTTAATATTTCAGATAAGTGGTTAGCGTCTTTAGATACAACTGCTAAATTTCCTGAAGCCGCACTTATCTCTTCCAAGCTAAACGGAACTTTACCTGCAAACCTAGCTAAGTTATCAAATGCCTTATTACCCTCTTCAACTGTACCAAATAAAAACTTAAATCTAACTTGTAGGCTTTCAATTTCTTTACCTGTATTAACTAAACTTCTAATTACTAAACCTGCACCTAATCCAATAAACGCATTTCTTAAATTAAAAACTGATTTTTTTAAGCCATCAAGATTTTTTCTTGACTGTGCAATAGCCTGTCTAGTTTTATCCTGTGCTACTATATCTATTTTAACTTTTTTAGTCATCTATCTCCTAGATTTGGCTTTAGCCATATTAATTTGTTGCTGTTCTTTTCTGTTCTTATCTTCTAAGAACACAATCCAAGTCATAAATTCTTCTACTGAAAATTGTTGAACTTGATAAATAGGTATTTTTAAGTAATCAGCTAATTGAACTATTGCTGAGTAGTCGTGGTCGTTAGCTATTTTTTTTTAATGTCTTTTTTTGACGGAGTTTGCATTAACCAAGTAGCCACCTCTGATAAAATATCAGGATCAGCTTTTTTCATTAAATGTTGTTTGTGTTCAAGAGTAAATAAACCTTTACCCTGCTCATCTAATGCTAACTCAATTAAAGCGTATGCCAAACCCTCGATAGCATCTAGTTCCATTTTCTTAAACAACTTACCTTTTTTTTCTAGGTTAATCGGTTGCTTGTAAATAGTTAAGTTCCATTCTTCGACAAATTTACTTTCGCCTTGATCTAAACTATTAAAATGGTCTTTGATATTATCTATTGCTGACATACGCTATTTTTAATCTAATTTGTATTAATTGTCAAATTATACTGTTGCTCTAGTAATAGCACCATTGATTTGAGCAGATATAGACATTCTAATAATATCGTCCATAGTTACTGACAATGAGTTGCCTGTTACGATAGCAGGAACAGAATAGTAGAAATCTCCACTATCTGATCCCTCAGGGTATAGTAGTAAAGTAACGCCTGTTGCTTCTTGTAGAACTATCTGACCATTAGAGTCAGTTTCGTCCCACATACACTCAATAGTTACTGAGCCACTTTTTCTGCTTGTTTCATATGTTTTATTTGTATCAGATAATTGAGTTGATTCAATTACATCTGCTGTTGTTTCTAAAGTAAACGCTGTTACTTCTGCTACTGTGTTAGAGCCAATTTTTATAACTCCTGCTGAGCCTGTATGTACTGCCATTTTATTCTCCTTGTTCTTCTGTTATTTTAGTTGATTTTTTTTTGGGTTTTGCAGATTCAGTACTCCAACCTTGTTGTGCATACTCATCTACTTGGTTATCCCAAACCTCAATAATATCTCCGTCTTTATTTTGGAGTTTTATTTTTTTTGCCATATTTTCTCCCTGTTGGTTTCTTAGCCTCAGGATTGTTATGCTTATGCACCCAACCATCTTCTAAAAACTTGTTAGGATTATCTGTTAATACAGTCAATCCGTTCTTAATTAAATAAACTTTATCACTCATTTATGGTGTCCCTTGTGTGAATTTATAGAAGCACCTTACAGTCATAATTATACCACCATAAGGAAATATACTTCCCTCGTCTGTTTCTACGCTAACTAATTGGGTATCCAATGCGTTACCTGATCTAGTTCTATCACTATCTAAAGCTGTTTCAACTGTAGTTACTAACTCATTTCGTTTAGTATCTATATTACTTGTCGTTGTACTAGCTGTAGTAACAAAACCAAATATTCTAAAATCAATCGTGCCTGTGCGAGTAATGCCACTATTCTTAATAGAAACATCTTCTCTAGTTTCATCAGCAGTCTGTATATAGACCGCAGGAAACTGTTGTTGGCTCAATTCATCTAATTCAAAAGGCTCTCTTGTTACCTTGCCGAAT